GTCCACGATGATTAAGTCGGCTATGCCACGCACCCAGACGCGGGAGTCCAGCCAACCACAAGGTTCCAACCGACTGGTCAGCGCCATCTTGTGTTCGACTAGCTTGCGTCCGGGCTTGGCAATAAGAGCGTCAAGGGTAGGTTTGATGAACTCGAACTGTCCCGGTAGGGGCGTTCCATCGCGCACATAGTCCTCGGCGGCTTTATGTAGTTCAGTTCCGTATCGGGTAGCCTCGGTCTCTTGGAACGGATAGTTCTTTAAGACCCTGATCTCTTGATAGCGTTTGGGACAACCTTCGTAATCCTTGAGAGCCGAGTGGCTCCACGATACTGGCTTCATTAGAACCTCGCTGATTTAATAGCTTTAGACAATCGACTCGCAAAAGCGGATACAAACTTTTCATTCCGATATAGTGGGCTTCCCATGTCATGCAGTATGGCGTGGGTTGTTTCGTGCCAGAAAGTATCTTGCATCTCGTGATCGGTGAAGCTGCGCCCTGAGACGTTGCTCTTGCGAGCGACTCGTATGCGCTGCGCTGTGTAGTCCACACAGCCTTGCCAATACTTCTCAAGCATTGCTTCAACCATTTCAATCGAATACTTACGTTGCCCGATACGAATGAGTTTTGGTAGCGGCGTCTTTACTTTCATGCTTCTCCTTAGTTTTTAGCTAACCCATATCTACGGTGCGCGCCGCCGTCAGCGTCTAGCGGAATCCCCGGCATGTACCGCGGCTCCACAGTCATTTGAGCCAAGACCCAAGTCTTGGCTTCTTCAATCTCTGCGTCCGGCACAACAGCGATCAACTCGTCGTGCACCGTCCCTGCGATGTGATACCTCTTGGTCACACGTAACATACCGTCAGTCATCACAATGCGGGCAACCGCTTGTGTCACGTTGTTTGTAATCTTACCTGCGTACAACTTGGTAGCGTCTGGCCCGTATACCCACTGGCTCCTACCTTTGTCGTCCTTCTCTTGTCGCAAGTCAGAGTACAACAACTTCATTCCATTGGGTAATTCTATTTCACCTTTGCGAAATGTCAAACACTTATGTTTGTATTCGCGTCCACCAGCCAGCGCCGAGACGATCAAGCCATTACACATTTCCCAAAAGGATGCCACGGGGTACGCAGTTGAGCGGTAGATGTCGATGATCTTCTTGGCCGCAACGCAGTGGACGAGCAGCTCTTGCTCGGAGCAAGTGTGCGGTATCTCCATCATCTTGTCTAGGTTCTCGTCCCAATCCATGAAGCGCTCTAAGTACTCGGCATCCACCCCAAGCTTCTTCGCAAAATCTTTCGTGTACCTTTGCGGCGGTGCGCCCAAGAAGCCGACAAGAAGTTGCGATGCAAAAGACGACCAGCCCAAGCCGTAGCCGCAACCGAGAAGCGCTGACTTAGCAGACTGGCGTAGGTCAGGATGTGTATCTTTGGTAAGCCCCGGAATGTTGAACATTTGAGAGCCGAACGCTGCATAAGGGTCACCCCCAGCGCGGAAGATGTCAAGCATGTCGCTGTAATCCGAGAGCCACGCGAGTACTCGCGGTTCAATTTGCGACAGATCTCCGACGACGAGTTGATGCCCCTCGGGAGCCATAATTGCTTTGCGTAGGAAGCTGCCCCGCTTGAGGTTCTGCATGTTAATGGCACTGCCCTTGCTTGCCGTCCAACGGCCCGATAGTGCTCCGTAGTAAGAGAGTGGAACTGGTAAGCGGCCTCTCTTAGCGATCTCCAGAAACCGTTGTGCACGCGTTCTTTCGGTCGTAGACTTAACCGCCAAGCGAGCTTCGCATAGAAGGGCAACCTCTTCGTGCTCCCCGTTGAGTAGCGCTTGGAAGTGGGCGTCGTTTTTAGCGAGCGCAAGTGTTCGTTTGCCGGTTGTCTTACTGGTTTTATAGGGTGGTTCAGCTCCCAAGGATTCGAGGAGCGCCGCAAATTTTGGATTCGATGCAAGCGCAGCTTCATCCACGCCAAGTTTTTGTAGTAGTGCTTCACGTTTTTCTTTCTCTTCTGCGATGGCATTAACTAGCATGAGTTGGTCAAGCTGCAACGTGGGTTGCGTATACATCTTGAGCGTCATGTCGATCAGTCTTAGTTCGGATGTTGGGTATCCTCTAACCAGACGCTCGAAAATTTGTTCGCACAGAAATACATCGTGCTTGCAGTAGTCGGCAAGTTCAAGCTCCAACTCTCCATCCAATTCGACCAGACTATCTGTTGAATGTACGGCTCTCCCTTTTTCGGGAAGACCAAAATCTGCCGCAAGTCTGGCGAGACTGTTGCCAACCTCAACGCCTCGGAGAGCTCGCGCCATTGATAGCGTGTCGAAGATAAAAGCGGGTCGGGCGTTGTACCGCCAAGAGAGTATGGAAACATCGAACTGTGCGTTATGCGCAAGCACGGCGGTTCGTCTCCAGTCGATTCCAAAAAAGAATTCAGGTAGGTCTGCTCCTCCAACCCATCTAATGTCTGAATCGCTTCCAAGCTCATGGATACACGCCCCAAACGCTTTAAACCTCTTGTCACGAATGTACTCCTCGGTGGTCATTTTTGAGAGCGTGTAGTCCTTGCTTGACCAGCGTGTCTCAAAGTCGATGGTCAGGATGGTGTCGTATGGGGCGGTCATTGCATCGGCCCCTCGTATTCATGTAGCAGGTCAGAAGACACCTTTGCGGCCATTAGGTTTGCCATGAGTTCAAACGACTCTTGTTCAGTAGCGTTGACGCTGAAGAAGTCCAAGCGCCCACTGCCGGGGTCACTGAAAATAGCAACACCCATGCGCGTGCTGTCCGGCTGTGAGCATTGCAGTAGCTTTATGATGACGTGTTTCAACTGCTGCACCTTATGGCTGTCCAGTTTCGACATCATGTGCTCGTATTCTTCTGACGATAATTCTTCTAGCATTTAATAACTCCTCAAGGTTGTTAACATTCTCTTCATTAATCACGAGGGCTATGCCCCCGGCATCATTGATGCGTTTTAACTCACGCTCTTGAAGCGCAGTGGGTTTGTTCTTACCCGCCTTACATTCAAGCGCTAAGAGACGGCCGTCAAGTTTGCACCCAACGATGTCTGGTATCCCCGCTCGGCCAAAGCCGTTGGCGGGGGGCATAAAGAAGTAGTAGCCCAGTTCAGTGAGCAGCTTCTTTGCTTTTGCTTTTACTTTTGCTTCTGGTGTCATCTGGTTTAGGACAGTTAGGTGGGACTTCAACGGCACACCATACAGCAGCCATCGGTGCGTTACGTAATTTAACCCAACGATCAATGTACGTATCGACCATAGATCGCAAGGCAACTTTTATTGAATCATTCTTCACACCCAATACTTTAGCTATCTCGCTGACCATTAGCCCATCAGGATTCTGATGTAGCAGTGCCCGAATTGCCACGTGATTTGATTTGCGCATTGAGTGCCACTTCCTTTTTCCAAGCGTTGTGTAGTGCTGTGTTAAGTTCTTTTAAGACGGCCAATTCATCTGCCGTCTCTCGGGCAAACTGTTCAAGCGTCTCACGGTTCCATGTTCTGAAGTCGGTCTTCAAGTTGTTCCTTTTTTAATATGTAAAAGACGTTGCCGCTTCTGACCTTCATCTGCTGGTATTTGCGTAGGCGTCTAAGCTTCATTGGCTGCTTCCTCAAGGCGTTTGTCTATCTCCGCAAAAAATCGTTCACGGCTCTTCTTGTCTTTGATGAGCAGCTTAATAAGCCCTTTGTGTGACTCCTCTTGTTCGCGGTAAACAATACAGAACACAGTGGCTAGGATAGCCCATGTTAATAAAAAGATGTCTGCAAATGTAACTTCAATCATGTGTTTCTCTCCTTGTTAATTCCTGCCATGAATCCTTTGTCCCATGCCTTCGCCCAACAAATGCACCACAGGTCGTAGTAGCCACGGTTGAGCGGGAAACCAAAGCCCTCTTCTGAAAACATGGCCTTTACATCTTTGCGCTTTGTGAACGACTCCCATGAATTGTCTCGTTCACGGTTCATCAGTGGCACATCATCAAAGAGTCCTTCACTCATGTGTTCTTCTCCTTGAGTTTGGCTTCTACAATTTTCTGTATTAGCTTTTGCTGTCTGCTCCAACTTTCCTCTGGGCTTATGATGTAGAAACCAGCCCCATGCTTAGCTTCCATTTCGTCTTGGAACTCAGCATCTACTTCAAAATCGCAGTCGTAATCAAACTGCTCCCAAATGTCTTTCCAATCTTCTTCTGTCAGCCCAACCCATTTACGCTGGGGTCGTTTGTAAACAGGAAACCAATCGTCATTCGTAAATTGTTCTCTATCAACATCGTCATAGTGCATATTCAAATGCGGATTATTTGGATCTATATACACCCACGCAATAGGCTTAGGGTCTGGGCTATCTTGCTTCATGTCGCGCAGAATCTGCTTGCCCAAATTGGACTGTCTCTCCACCTCGTTAAAGGCTTCGTCTTCCTCCGGCGTCCAGTCAACGCTGAGTCTGTCGAATACCAGTTCTACTTTCTTCATAGCGGTGCTTCCTCATAGTTGTCAGGGTTAAATTTAGGCTCCCCCGGCTTGTTGGGCAGGGGGGTAGTTGGAAACGGCCAAGTCATGCTTCGCCTCTTATCTTGAGCCCAGTCGGGTCACTTTGCAGGCTGATGCTGTCGTGCATCTGGCGCAATAA